TGGATTTGATTACGAGTTACTTCACCATCAGGCGACTTAAAAAGTGTTGTACAATGTACACCAGTCATGTTATATTTATCAGTAGGTAAAAATTTAGCCAAATCAGGCACATCCCCACCACTGGTAAGATTTAACACAATGAAATCGGTATCCGGAATTCTATACCAGATTTCAGGACCAACAATTTGAGTAGGATTTTTCCCTAACACACCTAACGGTGTGGTTTGGATTTCCACTTCATATTCTTGGTCGTCAAATATGTGCGAAGGTGCTAACCAATAATTACCCCTCAAGGGTATAATATTGCATTTGCGCCTTTTAGTTCGCTCCATATTCCAAACATACAAATGTCCCATAGATCTAGATACTAAATCTGCCAATTGTTCATGTGTAGCTCTTGAGCTTGACAAAGACACTGGCACAGGAATTTGTACGACGCGCTTCCAAGGACTCTCAGCATCTGTTTCCAAACGCTTTGGTACACCAAGTGCACTGCCTTGTGGCACGAGTGTGCGAAATAAATTTAATAATTTACGCACAGAGAAAAAGACAACAGGAATTCCAATAGCAGCACACGCTGCAATTTTCAAAACCTTCACTTTTTCTTTCCTTGCTAATGTTAATGTATCCGCTGCATACTTATACGCTTTAGTTACAAAATTTGATTCATTAACAAGATCTTCCAATGACTTAGGTTCCGGTCCATCCTTGGAAGGAAGGGCAAATTCATCATAGATGTTTTTGTCCTTATTTTGAATATCCTCTTCTCCAGCTTGCTCATCAAGATCTATATCCACCAAACAATGATGGCATAAACACTTGAAACATGAATGAGGGCACAATTCCATATCGTACATCTCTTCAATGCTATCAACATAACTCTTCTGAAAAGCATAATGTTGAGCTGAATGTTCCTTTAGAATATCCATTGCCTCATAAATTGAAGCATCTTTTTTAATGTTGACAAATCGATATCTATCTGCTTCATTCTCGTCTTGTGTACGAAGAATTTCCACATATTGAACATCAATCAGCCATGCATCAGGCATAGGATGCCCTTGCATTTTAAGTCTATCAAGACCTCCCGTTTTGGGATCGACAAATGTTGGACGAATTTTTACATCAAAAATTAATTCAAATCTTCGCAAAATACTCACCGGCTCATTCGAAAATTCAAAAGCCATTAAGTTTTTAACATTTGTTGTCACCGTCACCAATTTGGGTTGGATCATGATATTACCTTTTAAATCCGCATTTGCATTAAGAGCAGCCTTTGGCACATTATTCAAAAAATCGATAATTTTTGCCGTTGGACTACCCTCATACTTATCTGCACGAGTATTTCCAAAATCATCCATAGTCACAGCCAAATGATGCGATCTATACTCTGATTGATATTTATCATTATCATTCAAAGTGATGATATTTTCTTTTTTACTCGAAAAACCATTTGCATGCAAACAAATCTTTGTTGCTATAGCATTGACAGTGGTTTTCCCCACACTAGATCCTCCATGGATCATAAGACCAAAAGGTTTAGTGCGGATGCATGAACTTTTTTGACATAAAATCAAACTAGTTCGTACTTTAGACAACACAACTAATCGGTTGACTAAAACATTTCGCATTTGCGGAGTTTTTTCCATTTTTAGCATGGTAGCATATGTTGAATTCAATTTTTGTAATCTCACCTCATATTCGGATTGATCTTTAATTGATTCATCAAATGTGTCCAAGCCAGCTAAGTTGCCGGATTCTAATAATGGAAGTGCTCCAGTAAGGAGCGCGAACTCTTTATCCAAGTTCGCAATGTCATTATCACTATAAAGCAATAATGACAAATCGCCGTGTTTAAACGCGGCATAACCACGTTCCAAAAAGAACATGGCTGTGTCCAACATCATCTCTACGAAATCTACAGAATTAACCTGTACATCCCAGACGCGTTTGTTGAACATCTGCAACAATGTTTGAGATAATTGGGCTTCTGGGTCTAAAAACCCATAAGCAACAAAAATCGAAACCACGTTAGCCAATTTATTAGCTACTTGATTCGTTTTAAATTCTTTCCAATTATTCATACACGATCTAAAAGAGTCCAAAGAGAAGTCGATCATATCTTCTCCTCCTTGCTCTTCCAAATTTACTTCAACAGTTTCAGGCGTAACTTCAACATGTTCAGTCAAGCCTAAAGCTGCCAAGATATCCGACATCAAAAATAATACGACAGATTTCCTATAGTAGGTTCTGGCATATAAATGAATGTTGGCAATAGTTGCAGAGAGAGTTGGTGCACTTGAAATCGCTATCACAAAAGCGACAAGATCTTCCAAGCGACACATAAAATTCTCACCCAATTGATTTGGATCAGTTCCGTCATAGGCTAAATAACCTTTAACATTGTTGATCCCAGATGTAGCTTCATTAATTGCAGCTATCTGTTCTCCTGCGACATCGTTAATACGATCACGCAAAAATCCTCCTACCTGCTCAAACATTTGTGGTTCGAGGTCCATCTTATGTAGGTGCGATACTGGTTTAGTTGATTTCAACAACCAATAATCGCTCCCATATAATCTAGACATAGTTTCTTCATACTCGCGAATACAATCGCTAGCAATAGAATACTTAGATCTGAGGGAAAAATCAGTTGAATAAGACATCACGTTATTTTTTAGGCTGTCGGTAACTTCTTGCTATGCGATGCTCGGAAGACTATTAATCTGCCGAGCGCCGGGTCTGCCAATAATTCTTTGATCGAAAAGTTAAGGGTCAAGCTTTTCCCTAATTTAAACAATCCACGCACAAAACATCTACTACTATTCCTGGCCGAATAGCAAAATAATGTAATGCTGTCACAAATGGTCAACCATTTGATAGTGAACAATGTAGTCTCATACACAAAATTAATTGTGCAATACAGCTCCATATCGTACATCATACTCAAGTGTGTCTGACACCACACTTGATCTCCCAACTCATAAAGAGCGCCTAGGGAGAAAGTTCGTACATTGTTTCAACTATTAATAGTATCACGGATGCGTGTTGAGGGCCCATAATGGCCCTCTGCCGGGTTCCACCCGGTTTCGTCTGTTGTAAAACGCGAATTACTACAGAAATAAAATCCACTTTTTCGTAAGTGGGTCGCGTACGTCTTAATTTCCAAATATGGCAAGCTAAGATAACTTGTTTTGTTAAGTTTACATCATAACTGATGGTTCGCCCTTGATTCGGGCTACAGTTCTGACTCTGTGAGTCTGATCAGTAAATCGATATTTAGGTCTCGCGACCGGTTGGTTGAATCCTCAAAGTTTATTACCAAGATTCGGTGGTTAACTTACAAAAATAATGTTTCCATATACTGGGCACTGGTCCCAGGTGTGGAGAAGCGGCACGCAGACGCTTTCCAGTCCTGAGTGCAGCAAACCTGTGTGGTGGAGGCCACACAACTACTAAGAAATAAATAATATTGCTTAATAGCAGTTCGCTCCGCATACGTCAAAAATTGACGTATA